TCCGATTCGAACGGACGACCTGCTCATTACGAGCTATAAAAGGGACTTTTAATGTGTTGTGTCGTGTTGTTTCATTGTCAAATAAATTGCGTGATGCAATTATTTTGTTTGTCCGATGCTGTATCGTGCAATCTCGTTAATTACTTCGATTTTTCGAGGATGTTGCGGTTTTTGTTGCGGTCAAGTTGCGGTTTTTTAGCATCCTGTTTATAGGATGAATACGAGTCGTCAAGAGACACGACGAAACAGAATCAAATTCAAGCTTTTCTCTTTTCTGGCTGCTTCAAGGCCTCTCTTACGGTCTGACCGACCCGGCGGATGCTGTCCTCGTTGGCATGGGCGTACATCCGCAGCGTGGTGCTGCTGTCAGAATGCCCCAGCCGCGCGGCGACGCTAACTACATCGGCACCGTTGGTGATGGCAAGACTGGCGGACGTGTGGCGCAGTTTGTGCGGGTGGAAGTGCTCTATCCCATACCGTTTGCCAAATCGCTGGAAGTAACGAGTTGGAGAGTCTGGGTGCATAGGCTCCGGGCTGTCGTCCTGCGTAAACACCCAGCGCACCGTTACCGTCTGACTCTGCCGCAGCTCCTGCAAAAGCGCGGCCACGTCAGACGAGATGTCTACAACGCGGGTCTTGCCGTTTTTGGGCAGAGTCTCGTACACGCCCCGCTCGGAGGTGTATTGTAGATTCCTCTCGATGGTGATCGTGTTGGTATCAAAATCCACCGACTGCCATTGCAGCCCGCAGGCCTCGCCCCGGCGGCATCCCGTGTCGATAAGCAGCAGGATGAACGCCCTCCACTTGAGAGGCTCACCATCCAGACAGCGCAGAATATACCGCGTCTCCTCTGCCGTAAAGGCTTTGCGCTCTGTAGGAAGGGCAGCGTCCTTTGACTTCCGGGGGCGCGGCACCTTGTCCATTGGATTCCGGTCTATCGTATCATCCAGCAAGGCAGCCTTAAACAGGTTATGCAGTACAGCATACACCTTTGTCACGCTGGCGAAGGCAAGCTCCTCCGACAGACTGGAAAGTAACGCCTTTATCATGGCCGGGGTGATCTCCGGCAGCAGCACATGGCCCAGAGCCGGAAAGACATGCTGCTCCAACAGCTGGGTATAACTGGCCCGGGTCTTTTCCGCCAGCGTGGCGGCTTTCTCAGGCAGATAGACAGCTTCGGCATATTGCCGGAAGGTTTTGATTTTGGCAGCCTCTACGGCCTCCGCAGCGGCCTTTTGCGCAGTCTCTTCACGAGTCAGCACTTCCCCATCCGCCAGCTGCTGCTCTAATTCAGCGGCGAATTTCTGCAGCTCCCGCTCAATGGTGCGCTTGCTCCATGTCGGCTCTGGACGGAAGGTGCGCCAGACACGCCGCCCTCGCCCATTGCTGGCCTGCACCTCGTAGATTCGGTTTCCGTTTTTGTCAAGTTTCTCCTTGAAACTCGCCATAAAAATACACCTCCGTTTGGGTACACTTTGACAAGCCTGCCCGGAGGTGGTACAATACAGTTGTCTTAAGTCTGCATTGTCCCTCGTGGGCAAGCTGGTCTTGGAAACGCTCTCGGTGCGCCAACACCGGGGGCGTTTTTATTTATTAGAACAACCACCAAAAATCGTAGATTCCATCGACGTCTACTTCCGCCTTAGGCTCTTCTACAATCTTTATACGAGCAAAAGCATTGCGGTCTACCGGCTGCGTATCACCGGCAATATCATGGAAATAAACAACTTCCGGATTCAATCCAATCCACACCTGCTCTGGCGTAGACCACCACTGCTCATTATAATAAACGATGTGTCCGTCAGCGGCTTCATTCACAAGCGTTTCTGCATCTCCAATATGTGCAGGTGCCCATCCGGCCTGTACGGACGGCGTGACATTATCGGAGAAGTTGGTGCAGACGCCGGTTTCCTTGTCGAACTTGAAGGTCATTACGTCGGTGGCCAAATCTTCATAACGCCGTTCTCCGGTTTCTTTGTCGCAGTAGTACCAATCACTGCCGTTTTTTACCCAGCCTTTAGCCATTTCTCCGGTAGTACGGAAATAGTACTGCTTTCCATCAATGGTCTGCCATTCATCAGCAGCATATTCGCCGTCGGCTTTCTGATATTTCGTGGTGTTGGCGTCTTCGTTGATGACCCAGCCTTCAGCAAAAGCCGAAAGCGGCAACAAACAGACCAAAAGCAATGTCAAGGCAATCGTTGAAAGCTTTTTCATGTTTCCTCCTAATTTCACCTATCGGAAATTTTAATAGGTCATTCGCTTGCATCAAACGCCAAATGGTTGTATAATACAGTTGAATCAAACAACTATCGTGGGGAGGCAAGCAGAACAGTGACACGTCAAGACTACATCGATGCTATTATACGACTGCTTGAGAAAGCAGATTTTCGCAAGCTGCGGCTTGTGTGGATATACGCAAGCCGCCTGATCAGCTGACATATCGCATCCTCGGAGCGCCTACGGGTGCTCTTTTTTTTGTGTCAATTTTTCGGCCATGCGTTCCAGCAGCTCCCAGTCCTTGGGCTGAAGGTCTGCCAGCATCTCCACAAAGCGCTTTTTGAAATTGTCATCGTCGTCCCGGGTCAAATCTGCAAGGAATGTGGCGATTTTGTCAGACTGGGCGTCTGTCGCCGTCATTTCGCCTTCGCCGGTGCGCAGCCATTCTTCGCAGACTCCGAACTTGTCACATATGTCTTTAATAGTACGGTCGCTGGGAACGCGACTCCCGTTTTCTAGCATCCAGAGATAATTGCGTGAAAGGTTTATTTTTTCTGCAAACTGCTCTTGAGTCAACCCTTGTGCTTTACGAACAGCTTCGATTCTTTCATTCATGGTATTCACCTCCTTACAATTTGCATTATAGTCCATCAATCTAACTCTGTCAACAATATTTTAAAAAAAATGACGATTTCAGTCTTGCAAAATCTAACCCAGTATGCTATACTCTGCTCACAAGGTTAGATTTGCGACGTTGACAATTCAACATTGCAGGTCCGACCCCAGCGAAAGGAGGTGAGCCACATGGACAATAACAAAAAGCCCAACGAACCGCCGGAAGCGGAGCGCTGGGCAAAATCTGAAGATCTTGACCGCAAGATAGAAGAGGAAGAAGCAGAACGCTGGGTACGCATCGAAAAGTCAGAAAGAAACGCAGACATTATGTCCTACTTTTCTCTGGCGTTCAGCATCATTGCTCTTCTGATCACTTTAGCCAAGCGACTATAACTGCAATGATAGACACCACAAGGCTGATTCTTGCACGAACTTCTGCCTTTTGGGCGCGAATTTCTGCGTTTTGCGCACGTTTCTCAGTTTCTTCAAAGTGCTGCTGTCTGCGCAGTTCCGAACGTCCACCGGCATTGATCTGATACAGATATTCCGGTTCTTCATAAGCATAGCTGAACATTTCTTCATCTTCGTATCGAAAGACCATTTCACGATTGTGTAACCAGTCCATCGTTTCAAAGGTGACTGCTATGCCGCGCTGGTTCATCTGATAAATGGAAAATTGTTTATCTGGATGTTCGTTCAGAAATTCGAGCACTCGCAGCGTTTTTTCATCAAGCATTTTTACACTTCCTTCCCGCTCAAGTATAGCACGGGAAGGGAGCCAGCCACAAGGAGGTACAGATTCACATGAACGACTTAACCACATTCACTAATCCCGAGTTCGGGCAGGTACGCACCGTCGAGATCGATGGCACACCGTGGCTCGTCGGCAAGGACGTTGCCGTGGCGTTGGGGTACAAGAATCCCGGCAAAGCCATCATCGCCCACGTCGATGATGAGGACAAGCGGCTTGAGATGCTGCCGCAGGGGACAGATTCCCAAAATGGGAATCTGTCCCCCACATCCAAGACCGCTCTCATCAACGAGTCCGGCCTGTACAGCCTGGTGCTGTCCAGCAAGCTGCCCAAGGCCAAGGCATTCAAGCGCTGGGTGACCAGCGAGGTGCTGCCCGCTCTGCGCAAAAACGGCGTATACGAGACCGTCAAGGCCCAGCAGCACATCGAGCAGCTGGAAGCTGTCAACGCCCGGCTGAACACCGCCATCCAGGCCGTGAGCACTGCAAAAGCCGAACTGGCCGAGGTCACGGCCATGCGTGATAACTTTATTAAAGACCGGGACGATTTCAAGGAACACTTCCAAAAATGGAAATCCCTGTACGGCGGTGCCTGCGACCGCCTGCGCAGAGCCGAGAGCCTTGTGCAGCAGGCGCAGGACAATCTGAACAGCCGCATCGACCAGCTGAAGATCGTCGCCTTTGGCCTACCCGCGTTCGACCAGATCATGGCCGACATCTTCACCACTGAGAAGAAGGAGTGATTTTTATGAAGAAGTCCAACCTCAACCCCGCCGCCTACGGCCTGACCGTAGACGAAGCCACCCGGCTCGTCCGCCTCCACGATATGTGCGCAGGCATGACCCCGGAGGACTTTGACCAGATGGAGACCGCCGCCCGCAGCATCCAGCTCGTCAACAGCCTCAAGAAGCTGGACAGCCGCCCCGGCGGCGCAGCGTGAAAGTGGGGTTGATACCATGAGAAAACGTATACCACCTGTTCCCACCACCCCGTTCATGAACGTCCGCGATGCTGCCCGGGCCACCGGGCTTTCGGAATACTACCTGCGCAAAGAGCTTGCTAAAGGCACCATTCCTCACCTCAAGAGTGGCCGGTGCATCATGATCAATGTCCCCGCCCTGCTGGTGCAGCTGGGTGTGCCGCAGAAATAAAAAAGGAGGCATCCGCATGAGAATCAAATCTGGCGTCTGGTACTGGCTGGCGGTTGCCAGCGGTGCCGTCGGGATGCTGTATGCACTGGGCTTTGCAGGTAGCATCGAAGCCCTTGGCGTCATCTCCGACGCCGACTTCATCACCGCAATGGTGCTGCTGTTGCTGGCACTGTTCTTCGTCCAGCTGGGCGACCATGCCGCAGAGCGCGAAGTGCAGCGCCGCAGGTACATCGACCGCCGCCACGCCCGCCCCGAAGAGCCGGAGTGCCGGCAGAACCGGAGGGACGCATGAACGCAAAAAAGCCCGTCGGTGCTGGAACACCGGCGAGCCTGCAAAGGGATGATGGTTTTTCTAGCCCATCACCCCGAAGAATAACACACTTTGGAGGTTTTTACAAGAGATGAAAGGTATTCTTATCGAGCCGGGCAAAGACCCGGTCGTGACTACCCTGCCGGACACGCTGCAAGGCATGGAAGCACTTTTGCAGTGTCCCTGCGCGCAGAAAGTTCTGCCCCGCACCCCTGCGGTGCTGGTGTACCCCATCTATGGCCGGGGTCTGAACCGCATCTATCGCGGGCAGCGGATCTACGGCACCATCCTGTGCTACGGCTGGAAAAACAACACCCTCCAGCCCCTGCGCCCCGCATTGCAGACCGAGATGCTGGACCGCCTGAAAGGCGCGGAGGTAGAGGTATGATCATCAGCCAGAACAGTAACGACGTTTACTATGCCTATACCCGTGGGCGCTTTTGGCGCTGGGACGAATCTGCACAGGCTTGGAAGGAAAGCCATCTGATGGCCCAGAAGTTCGACAAGGCCAGGGCAGTTGAAAAGCGACTGGCCCCGGAAGTGTTTCTGACCAGCGACGAGTTCACCCCGATGGACGACTACGAACTCCCGAATCAGATGCTCACCGCCCTCATGGATGCCAAGCCCTGCAAGAACGCGCCCATCGACCCGGTAGAGGAGGAATCCGAATGTACAACTGCCCCGACTGCGGATGCTGCTGCGACCATGACAAGCCCTGCTGCCAGCAGTTCGGCGGCGGCAACACCGACCACCTCGGCGAGCGAGGCGGCTGCAAACGGCTTGACCCCCGCGCTGTCCCCGCAGAGCAGCGCATCGGCCCCTGTTGTTCCTGCGGAGACTTCTTATGCATCCGCAGCTGTCCCCAGCTTTGACTTCTCTGCTCTGGGTGATTTGTCCCAGCAGGCCGCAGACGCCGACCAGCAGTTTGATCTGCACTATGGTGCGGCTCAGGACGAGTATCTGATCTCCTGCATCTACCTTGCCCGGATCCACGCTCTGACTGCCAAGGCGGGCCGGTATGGCGGCGGTACATGGACAAAGTGGTATGAGAGCAAGGGGTTAGGCGAAGGAAGCGTCCGGCGGATGATTCAGAACGGCGAAGCTTTTAATTCCGCCAACTTGGCGGAATTAAAACAACTGCCCGAACTAACTCGCAGAGACCTGAACCTCATCGCCCGCAGCGGGTGCGCTGGGCAGCTGGTCGAAGCCGCTGGAGACAGGCAGCGGGTGCAGGAGCTTTTAGCCCAGCTCAAGGCCAAAGAGTACAAGCTGAACGAAACGCAGGCCAGATTGAAGAGCGCCTGCATTCAGGAGCAGGAGTCGCGGGACGCAATGAATACCGCAAATGCTCAGCTGGAAGCCGCCCACGCCGACATTAAAGGTCTGACCGAACAGAACGATCAGCTCAAAAGCCGGTTAGACGCCGCCGAAGCCCGGGAAGAGGAAGCATGGAAGATGCAGAGCAAGGCCGAAGCCCGCGCCAAGGACGCGGAAAACCAGCTTGCCGGCTCCCGTCAGGTAGCCGAAGCGGCCAAGCGTCACGCCGACAAGTGGAGATCCGAGGCCGAAGCCGCCCGGAAGCAGCCCATCGTAGCTGTGGTGGACAAGGACGAAGTCGCCCGGCAGGCAAAAGAGATGGCCGACGGCATGACCGCCGACTACAAAGCCACACAGGAGCAGGACGCCCGCGACGCCTACGACAGCATCATTCTGGCCGGCCGCTCCATCACAAATCTCGCGCAGTCCATAAAGCCGCTGTTCGGCAAGCTGCCGGGTGAACAGCGGGAAAACGCGATTGATCAGTTCGTACGCACATTAGGACAAATTCAAGGGGAGGTATCCAGATGTCTGTAAAAATCACGGCCCTCGAGGCCGAAAACGTCAAGCGCATCAAGGCCGTTGCGCTCACTCCTGCTCCCACCGGTCTCACCCTCGTGGGCGGCAACAACAATCAGGGCAAGACCAGCGTTCTCGACGCGCTGGCATGGGCGCTTGGCGGCGAAAAATTCCGCCCGAACGCCGCCCAGCGGGATGGTGCCGTCGCTCCCGCCCACCTCCGCGTCACTCTCTCCAACGGGGTCGTCGTGGAGCGCAAGGGCAAGAACAGCAGCCTCACCGTCACCGACCCCACCGGCCGCCGCAGCGGCCAGCAGTTGCTGAATGCTTTTGTCGAGCCGCTGGCCCTCGATCTGCCCCGCTTCATGGAGGCCAGCGACAAGGAAAAGGCTGACATCCTGCTGCGCATCATTGGCATCGGGAATGAATTGCATCTCCGGGATATGGAGATCAAAAGAATCTACGACAAACGCACCTTCACCGGCCAGCTGGCTCAGCAGAAAAAGCACTTTGCCGACGAGCTCATCTCCTACCCCGACGCTCCCGAACAGCCCCTCAGCGCCTCTGACCTTATCCGCCAGCAGCAGGATATTCTGGCCCGGAACGGCGAGAATCAGCGCAAGCGCAGCCAGCTTTCTCAGCTGGAAACCAAAAGCCGCACCCTTGCACAGCGCCGGGAGCAGCTGGAAGCAGAGCTTGCACATCTGACGGAAGAGCAGGCCGCGCTGACCACTGACCTCTACGCCGCCCGGAAATCTACCGAAGACCTTCAGGACGAATCCACTGCCGAACTGGAAGCCTCTATCCAGAGCATTGAGGAGACGAACCGGAAAGTCCGGGCCAACCTCGAAAAAGCCCGCGCCGAAGACGAAGCCGCCAAGTACGCCAGCGACTACGACAAGCTTACGGATGCCATCGAGCAGAAGCGCAAAGAGCGCCTGGCCCTGCTGAACGGTGCTGACCTGCCCCTGCCGGAGCTGAGTGTGGAGGACGGCGCTCTTACTTATAAAGGCAAGCGCTGGCGGGATATGTCCGGCAGCGACCAGCTCCGGGTGGCCGCGGCCATCGTCCGGCGGCTCAACCCGGACTGCGGCTTTGTCCTTCTGGACAAGCTCGAGCAGATGGACATGACCACGCTGGAAGAGTTCGGGCGCTGGCTCGAAGCGGAGGGGCTGCAGGCCATCGCCACCCGCGTCTCCACCGGCAGCGAGTGCCAGATCATCATTGAGGACGGCATGGTCAAGGGTGCTGACCTGCCTGTCCTGTCCGCCGCACCCACGCAGACCAGAACATGGACGAAAGGAGCTTTCTGATGAGCAACTATTCCATCACCACCGGCATTCTGAACACCCCGGTCAAGGTCGTGCTGTACGGCCCCGAGGGCATCGGCAAGAGCACATTTGCCTCTCACTTCCCGGACCCCGTTTTCATCGACACCGAGGGCGGCACCAAGCGGCTCAATGTTGCCCGCCTGCCCCAGCCCACCAGCTGGGCCATGCTGCTGGACGAGGTGCGGGCCGTCACCCGGGGCGAAGTTTCCTGCGGTACGCTGGTCATCGACACCGCCGACTGGGCCGAGCGTCTGGCCATCGACGCCATCTGCGCCAAAGCCAAGGTGGACGGCCTCGAGGGCTTCGGCTACGGCAAGGGTTACACCTACGTAAAGGAGGAGTTCGGCCGGCTTCTCGACGCCCTCGAGGAGGTGCTGAACAGCGGCCACCATGTGCTGATCCTCGCCCACGCCGCCATCACCAAGTTCGAGCAGCCGGACGCGGCGGGCAGTTATGACCGCTGGACCATGAAAACCACCAAGCAGACTGAACCCCTCCTGCGGGAGTGGTGCGATATGCTCCTCTTCGCCAACTACCAGACCATCGTAGAAAAGAGCGGCAGCGGCCCCAACGCCAAGAACAAAGCCACCGGCGGCAAACGGGTGCTCTACACCACCCACCACGCCTGCTGGGACGCCAAGAACCGCTTCGGCCTGCCGGATGAAGTCCCCTTCGACTACGCCAGCATCGCCCACTGCATCACCGGTCCGGCCTCTGCGCCGCCTGCCGCCCCGAAGCCCGCAGCACCCGCCGAAAAGGACATTCTTCCCCCTCCCAGCGCACCGGCACCGCAGCCCAAGCCTCAGCCGGAATCGCCCCGGGAGACTGTTCCCGAAGCCCTGCTGACGCCCGACCTCATGGCGCTGGGCGTCCCCGAAAAGCTGGCCGCGCTGATGAGTGCCAACAACGTCACACCCGAAGAATTGCAGTTCGTTGTGGGCAAGCGGGGCTATTTCCCGGAAGATATGCCCATCAGGGACTACCCCGCCGACTTTGTGGAGGGCTGTCTCGTGGCCGCATGGCCGCAGGTGCTTCAGATGGTGCTGGACAACCGGGACCTGCCTTTCTGATTTCTTCCTCTTAGGCGCTCCGTGCCCACGCCGGGTTGCGGCTCCCAGCATCCGCTGCACTCCGCTTGCGTCTTGCTGGCCGCTGCCCCAACAACTCATCCCTGCTTCCGCCACTGGCGGCGGTCGTCGTTGTTGCCCCTAACAGGGGAGCTGGCTGCCGCAGGCAGACTGAGAGGTTCACACATTATTATAAAGGAGAATACTTATGGCTGACATGAATACCACTACCGACCGCGCTCTTGGCTGGGACGACGAATTTACCAACGTCTCGCAGGACTTCGTGCTCCTGCCCGAGGGCGAATACTATTTCGAAGTGACCGGGATGGAGCGCGCCCGCTTCGAGGGCAGCGCCAAGCTGCCGCCCTGCTCGATGGCAAAGCTGACGCTGAAGATCTTCGGCGGCGCTCTGGGCGACACCACCGTCACCCACCGCCTCTACCTTCACACCAAGACTCAGGGCCTGCTGGGCGCGTTCTTCGAGAGCATCGGCCAGTGCAGGAAGGGCGACACCTTCCGCCCCCGCTGGAACGAGGTCGTCGGCTCGAAGGGCCGCTGTAAGCTGGGCGTCCACGATTACGTCAAGAAGAGCGGCGACCCCGGCCAGAGCAATGAAGTCATCCGCTTCCTGCCGCCGCCTGAAGAGAAAGCCGCGCCCTCTCAGGGCTGGACGCAGGGGGCATTCTGATGGGAGAAAAACAGGCTCTGCGCCCCTATCAAGAAGCCGCCCGGAAGAGCATCCACACCGAGTGGGAAAACGGCCGTCTCCGCACCCTGCTGGTGCTGCCCACCGGCACCGGCAAGACCATCGTGTTCGCCTCCGTCGCCGCCGATCAGGTGCGGGCGGGCGACCGGGTGCTCATCCTCGCCCACCGGGGCGAGCTGCTGGAACAGGCGGCAGACAAGCTTCAGCGCTCCACCGGCCTCGTCAGCGCGGTGGAAAAAGCCGAGTCCACCTGCCTCGACAGCTGGTATCGGGTGGTGGTCGGCTCTGTCCAGACCTTACAGCGGCCGGCACGACTCGAGCGCTTTCCTCGGGACTACTTCGGGACTATCATCATCGACGAGGCCCACCATTCCATCACCGACGGCTACCGCCGCATCCTCGACTACTTCGGCAGTGCGAAGGTCCTGGGCGTGACCGCTACCCCCGACCGGGGCGATATGCGAAACCTCGGCGAGGTGTTCGACAGCTTGGCCTATGAGTACAAGCTGACCGATGCCATCAAAGACGGCTACCTCTGCCGCATCATGGCCCAGACCGTCCCCCTCAAGCTGGACATCTCCACCGTGGGCATAAGCAGCGGCGATTATTCCGTAGGCGAGCTTGGCACTGCCCTTGACCCTTACCTGAGCCAAATTGCTGACGAAATGGCAGCACGCTGTGCCGGGCGCAAAACGGTGGTGTTCCTGCCCCTCATCAAGACGAGCCAGAAATTCCGCGATCTGCTGAACACCAAAGGCTTTCGCGCCGCCGAGGTCAACGGCCAGAGCGCCGACCGCAGACAGGTGCTTTCGGATTTCGAAGCCGACAAGTACAACGTGCTCTGCAACTCCATGCTGCTGACGGAAGGTTGGGACTGCCCCTCGGTGGACTGCGTTGTCGTGCTGCGGCCCACGAAGGTGCGCAGCCTCTACAGCCAGATGGTGGGACGCGGCACCCGGCTCTCCCCGGGCAAGAGCGATCTGCTTTTGCTGGATTTTCTCTGGATGACCGACAAGCACGAGCTGTGCCGTCCCGCAGACCTCGTCTGTGAGGACCGTGCCGTGGCCCGGCAGATGACCGACAATCTGGCCGAGAGCGGCGGGCCGCAGGATATTGAGGACGCCGCCGCACAGGCCAGCGAGGATGTGGTGGCCCAGCGCGAAGAGGCGCTTGCCAAGCAGCTGGAAGAACAGCGCCGCAAAAAGGCGAAGCTCGTTGACCCGCTGCAATACGAGATGAGCATTCAGGCCGAAGATCTCTCCGGCTATGTGCCGGCCTTTGGCTGGGAAGCAGGCCCGCCCAGTGCAAAGCAGACTGCCGCACTGGAAAAACTGGGCATCCTGCCGGACGCCGTGGAGTCTGCGGGCAAAGCAGCTCTCCTGCTCGACCGTCTCAGCAAGCGCCGGGACGAGGGCCTGACCACCCCAAAACAGATACGCTGCCTGGAGAAATACGGCTTCCAGCACGTCGGCACGTGGAGCTTCGAGGCTGCACGGCACATGATAGACCGCATTGCCGCCGGCGGCTGGCGGGGCGCGCCGAAGGACGTTGACCCCAAGAACTATATCCCGTCTGCTGAGCCGGTCATCGCAGATGATATGTTTATATGGTAATGCGAATGGAACATGAAAATGACATCAAAGAAGCACTGGACTTCGTCTCCCCGTCCGCCCTGACCTATGAAGAATGGCTCATGGTGGGCATGGGCCTGAAAGAAGCCGGTCTGCCCGTCACCGTGTGGGAGCAGTGGAGCGCCCGGGACGGCGGGCGGTATCACAAGGGCGAGTGCATCAAAAAATGGGAGAGTTTTCACGGCAGCTCGAAGCCCGTCACCCAGAGCAGCATCTTCCAGCTGGCCTATGAGCACGGCTGGTCCGGCCCTGCAGGCCGTGCGCTGGACTGGGGCGATGAGCTGACCGTCGGTCCACAGCAGCCCGTGCTGGTAGACCCCCGCTGGGTCGAAGAGCAGGAGCTTCACCTTCCCGACACATGGGAGCCTGCCCAGCAGCTCAAACGCTACCTGCAGGCCCTCTTCGAGCCGGACGAGTATGTGGCCTATGTCACCGAGAGCTTCATGGCCGCCGACCGCCGACGCCCGGCAAAAGGCTGCTGGGACAGAACTGCCGGGCAACTCATCGAAGAGCTGGACGCCTGCGGCGGCGACGTCGGCAAGGTCATGGGCGACTGCGACCCGGAAATCGGTGCATGGATTTGCTTCAACCCGGTGGACGGCACAGGCCGGAAGGATGCCAATGTCACCAGCTTCCGCTATGCCCTCGTGGAGTGCGACAACATGGAGCCCGGCAAGCAGCTGGCCGCTATCCACCAGATGGAGCTGCCCTGCGCCGCGCTGGTCTACTCCGGCGGCAAGAGCATCCACGCCATCGTCCGGGTCAACGCGCCGGATTATGCTGAGTACCGCAAGCGGGTCGATTACCTCTACGCCACCTGCCAGAAGAACGGTCTGACCCTCGACCAGCAGAACCGCAACCCTTCCCGCCTCTCCCGGATGCCCGGCATCCTGCGGGCGGGACAGAAACAGGCCCTGCTTGAAACGAATGTCGGCAAAAGCTGCTGGGAGGACTGGTGCGACTGGGTGGAGGACTGCACCGATGACCTGCCCGACACCGAATGTCTGGCCGACGACTGGGACGACCTGCCCCCGCTGGCCGATGCCCTCATCTCCGGCGTACTGCGCCAGGGCCACAAGATGCTGCTGGCAGGCCCCTCCAAGGCGGGCAAGAGCTTCGCCCTCATCGAGCTGTGCATCGCCATCGCCGAGGGCAAGACGTGGCTGGGCCGCTTCTCCTGTGCGCAGGGGCGTGTACTTTATATCAATCTGGAACTTGATAGGCCGTCCTGCCTGCACCGCTTCAAGGACGTCTATACCGCGATGGGCCTTGCGCCGGACAATCTGCGGAACATTGACATCTGGAACCTGCGCGGCGCATCTGTCCCGATGGACAAGCTTGCCCCCAAGCTCATCCGCCGGGCAGGCAAAAAGGGCTACACCGCCGTCATCCTCGACCCCATCTACAAGGTCATCACCGGCGACGAAAACAGCGCCGACCAGATGGCGAAATTCTGCAACCAGTTCGATGTGGTCTGCCGCGCGCTGGACTGCGCCGTCATCTACTGCCACCATCATTCCAAGGGTGCGCAGGGCGGCAAGCGCAGCATGGACAGAGCATCCGGCTCCGGCGTGTTTGCCCGCGACCCGGATGCCATGCTGGACATGACTGAGCTGACCATCACCGACGCCATCCGGGAGCAGCTGCACAACAAGGCCGCCTGCCGGGTCATCAAAGCGATGCTGGATAAGCGCGGCCATGCCGACGCCTACGGCCCGGATGACGCCCTCAGCAAGAGCCGGATGCTCACCATCGCCAAAGAGAAGCTTGGCCTCGCCGACCTGCGGGCCATCGACGCCGAGGTGGCTGCGGCTCAGAAGAAAGCCGACAGCATGACTGCCTGGCGCATCGAAGGCACCCTCCGCGAGTTTGCAAGCTTTGCCCCGGTGAACCTCTGGTTTGACTATCCGGTGCATAAGCTGGACAGCGGGCTTCTGGAAGATCTGCAGCCGGATAGCGACTTCCGCACACTGGGCGCAAAGGGCGCGAGCCGCCGCTGGGGTGACAAGGCCAAGCAGTCCAAGGACAGGAAGGCCGAGCTGGACACCGCTTTTGAAGCCTGCATGATGGACGGTGAGGTCACCGTCTACAGCCTCGGCGAGTATATGGACCTGAAGCCCCGCACCGTCAAGAACCGTCTGAAAGAAGACGGGCGCTTCTGGATCGACGGCGAGAAGGTTGGCCGCAAGGAACCCGGCAGCAGAGGTTAAATGCTCTGTTATATCCGCAATTACATTCTGTTGTAAAAATGCAGTGATAGCCGCTATTTTGCACGACAGCAAAAACTGCAAAATTGCAGAAATAGCCGCTATGGCTGCAACATTTGCAGTGCAAAATAGCCTATATATAATAGCATGACTGCACTGCAATGTGTGATGGGGTATCCCAGAGGATGGGGCGACCACAGCCCCCATCCTCCGGGGACCCTCCCCATCACGTTGGCCGCTGATACAAAAAAAGAAAACGAGGTACGAAATGACCACACAGTTTTTTATCCCTATGCGTCCGCCCACCACTACCCATAACGCCAAAGAGCTTCATGCCTACATGAAGGGCGGCAAGCCCTGCGCCGTGCTGCATGACAGCCCTGAACTGAAAGCCGCCCGTGCCAAGCTCCACGCCTACCTTGCGCCCCACGCCCCTGAGAAGCCCATCCCGGCGGGCCGTCCGGTGCGTCTGCTGGTCAAGTGGATGTTCCCCGCCGAGGGCCGCCCGGACGGCAGCTGGCGCACCACGAAGCCGGACACCGACAACTTGGAAAAAGCCCTCAAGGATGAGATGACCCGCCTGCGCTTCTGGCATGATGACGCCCAGGTGTGCAGCGAGATCGTCGAAAAGTTCTGGGCCGACATCTACGGCGTGTTCGTGCAGGTGGAGGAGCTGGCATGACCTACGAGGAAAAGATAAGCTGGCTCTCCCGCTATCGGGAAGCTGAAAAGCTCTACCAGCGGCTCTCCTACCGGCTAGCAGAGGCACAGGAGGCCGCCCAGCACATTACCCAGAATCTCAGCGCCGCGCCGGGAGGCAGCAAAGATGGGCAGAGCCTCGCCCGGGCAGTAGAGCGTGAGGAAGAAGCCGAACGCCGTGCCTACGCACAGCTGGCCGTCTGTGATGCTCTGTTTGAGGAAATTGATGCTGTGCTTGTGCAGCTGGACTCCGCCGAATACTGCGCTCTTCGCAAATACTATCTGGACTGCCTGAAATGGGAGCAGGTAGCCGCAGACATGAATTTCACTTCCCGTGGCATTTTCGCCCTGCGCCGCCGGGCCATTGAACACCTGAAGCTCTGAAACTGTGCAGTATCCGTTCATTGTGCGTTCACTCTCTTCCGGTGTAAAATGATACCATCGGCAGAGCCGGAAAGGCCACCCGATATACGCAGCCTCCGAAACTTTTCCTCCATCATGATGAATTGCTCCTTTGGACTTTTTGCTGCTTGACAGGCATTTTTCTCCTTCTTGAGCTTTCTGAGGCTGCTTCAAAGATTTTCTTCCCTGCACAGAAATGTGCGGGGATTTTTTATGCAGCCGTAGCTCAGCCGCGAGAGCGCTGGCGTGACCAGACGGACGGAGGGCCGCACCCTTCCGGCTGCTCCAACTTTTTTGCAAGAGAGGTGGTGGATACCTTGAACGACCGACAGAAGCGCTTTTGTGACGAATACCTTGTGGACAGCGACGCTACCAAAGCGGCTCTCCGTGCAGGGTATTCGCCTAAAACCGCTCGAAATGCCTGCAAATGGCTCAATGAAGGAAACCCTCAAAAACCCTCAGGCAAATTCAATCCTGAGATGAGAGCCTACATCGATGACCGCCTTGCCCAGCTCCACTCCAAAAAGACCGCCGACGCACAGGAGGTTCTGGAATATCTCACCTCGGTCATGCGGGGCAAGCATAAGGAACAGACCCTCGTGCTGTGCGGCGACGGGATGCAGGAGATCGAGGACATCGATGTCTCCGCGAGAGATCGCCTGAAAGCTGCCGAGCTCATCGGCAAGCGCTACGGGATGTTCAAGGACAACGTAGAACTGGGCGGGCCGATTCCGGTGGTGATCTCCGGCGATGAACAGCTTGTTGACTGACTCCCGCGCAAGCCAGCTCCACCTGCCGGACATCGTCGGCCAGGGCTACGGCACCTTCTGGCGGTTCAAAGGCCGCTACCGGGTCTGCAAAGGCTCTCGCGCCTCCAAAAAATCCAAGACCACCGCGCTGTGGTACATCGTCAACCTGATGAAATACCCGCAGGCGAACCTGCTGGTCATCCGCAAGGTATACCGCACCCTGCACGACTCCTGTTTCACCGACCTGAAATGGGCTATCAGCCGCCTCGGTGTGCAGGCGTTCTGGGACGTGAAGGAAAGCCCCCTCGAGCTGACCTACAAGCCCACTGGACAGAAGATCCTGTTCCGTGGTCTGGATGACCCGCTCAAGGTCACGTCCATCGCGGCCGAGCACGGGTATCTGTGCTGGGCGTGGATAGAGGAGGCATATGAAATCAGCTCTGAAGCCGATTTCAATATGATAGACGAGTCCATCCGTGGCGCTATCCCGCCTGAAACGGGATTGTTCAAACAGGTCACACTGACCTTCAACCCGTGGAACGAGCACCACTGGCTCAAAGCCCGCTTTTTTGACACCCCCGACCCCGATACTCTGGCGCTGACCACGAACTACACCTGCAACGAATGGCTCGACGATGCCGACCGCCGGGTGTTTGAGCGGATGAAGGTTCAGAACCCCCGCCGCTACAGCGTCGCCGGTTTGGGCGAATGGGGCATCGTGGACGGTCTGGTGTTCGAAAACTGGGTGGAGGAAGCCTTCGAAAAGACCATCATAGCGGCAAGGCCGGACGTCAAGAGTGCGTTCGGCCTTGATTTCGGTTACACCAACGACCCGACCGCATTCTTCTGCGGGCTGGTGAGCGAAAAGGAGATGACCATTTGGGTGTTCGATGAGCTTTATGAACGCGGGTTGACCAACCGGGCCATCTACCAGCGCATTTACGGCATGGGATACGCCAAGGAGCGCATCCGGGGCGACAGCGCCGAGCCGAAGAGCCTCGACGAGCTGCGGGAAGAGGGTCTTCGCCGCATCCGCCCGGCGGGCAAAGGCCCAGACTCCATCCGCAGCGGCATCCAGTACATCCAGAACTTCCGTATCGTGGTACATCCCCGCTGCGTAAATTTTCTGACCGAAATTTCCAACTACACATGGGCCAAGGATAAGTTCGGCAACAAGACCGGCAGGCCCATCGACGACTTCAACCACCTGATGGACGCCATGCGATACGCGATGGAGGACATCCAGCGCGGACCGACATACAGCTTTGACTGAGAGGTACATCCATGAATCTTATCGTGAACGGCGTGATGGAGAAGATCAACCGTTTCATCGTCCAGCGTGCCACCTGTATGACGGAGAACCAATTCGCCGCTGAGATCAAGGAATGGAAAGCCAGCCCCCGGCGCGGGACACAGATAAAAGGCTCCGACTACTACGAAGGGCGACACGAAATTCTGAACCGCCAGCGGTTGGCCATCGGGCGGGACGGCAATCTTGTGCCGGTGAAGAATCTGCCCAACAACAAGCTCATCGACAACCAGTATGCGAAGGCCGTTGACCAGAAGGTGAATTACTTTGTGGGCAAGCCTTTCACGGTGAGCTGCGAAGACCAGACCTATTCCGACCTGCTGGCGGGATACTTCAACCGCGGCTTCTTCCGGCAGCTGAAATATCTGGCCGAAGACGCACTGAACAACGGTCTGGCCTGGCTTTACCCCTACTATGGCGAAGACGGCCATCTGGCATTCAAGCGCTTTTCCGGATACGAGGTGCTGCCCTTCTGGGCTGACGATGACCATACCCGGCTGGACTGCGCCGCCCGGCTCTACACGCAGGAGGTCTGGAACGGCTACACAAAAGAGACCGTCGAAAAGGTGGAGTTGTTCAGAAAGGACGGCATCCACCGCTACATCTTTCAGAACGATATGCTGCTGCCGGACACTGCTGCCGGAGAGTACGAAACATATTTTACCGGTCCCGGGCCGGATGGGCCTGACACCGGCTATAACTGGGAGCGCATCCCGCTCATCCCCTTCAAGTACAACAAGCAGGAGCTCCCGCTCATCCAGCGGGTCAAGTGCCTGCAGGACGCCATCAACACCCTGCTCTCCGACTTCACGAACAATATGCAGGAGGATGCCCGGAACACCATCCTCATCCTACGCAACTATGACGGCGAGGACCTGGGAAAGTTCCGGGAAAACCTTTCGGCCTACGGCGCGGTCAAGGTGCGGGATGATGGCGGCGTGGAAAAACTGATCGTCGAGGTCAACTCCGACAACTACAAAGCCATCCTCGACCTGCTGAAAAAGGCGCTCATCGAGAACGCCAAGAGCTACGACGCCAAGGATGACCGTCTCTCCGGTAATCCCAACCAGATGAACATCCAGAGTATGTACGCTGACATCGACCTCGATGCAAACGGCATGGAGACCGAGTTTCAGGCTGCCTTCGAAGACCTGCTCTGGTTCATCAACAAAGACCTCGTCAACCGGGGCAAGGGCGATTTCGAGGATGTCCCTGTCACCATCGTGTTCAACCGCGATATGCTCATCAACGAGACGGAGAGCATCACCAACTGCCGCAACTCGGTGGGGCTGCTCTCCAACCGGACCATCGTTGAGCAGCATCCGTGGGTAACGGACGCCCAGACCGAGCTTGACCGTCTGGCGGAGGAAAAGGCCGCACAGGCGCAGGATGACTATACACCCACCACCTTCAACGCATAACAGGGAGTGTGACCCGCCATGAACAATTCCGAATACTGGCGGGGGCGCTTCTCCCTGCTGGAACACAGCACTTATAAAACCGCACAGGCGGCCCTCCGGGAAATGGAAGCGCTGTACCGGCAGGCCCTGTACCGCACCCGCAAGGAACTGGACAGCTGGTGTACCCGATTCGCTGACGACAACAGCGTTTCTCTCACCGAGGCCCGGCGTCTGCTGGGAGCGAAAGAGCTTGAAGAGTTCCGCTGGGACGTGGCGAAGTACATAGAGACAGCCCAGAAGGCCGGACTGGATGAGACGTGGCAGCGCCAGCTGCGCAACGCCTCCGCCAGAGTCCACATTTCCCGGCTGGAAGCCGTGGAGACGCAGATTCGCCAGCAGATAGAGGAACTGTATGCCGGGCAGGAAACACAGCTTACAGAGGCTGTCCGCCGGGCGGCAGACGATGCTTACACCGGCGCCCTGCAGGAAACGGCCATGGGCCTCGACATCCGCTTCAAGACCGTCTCCCTCGACAAGGGTCAGCTGGACGCCCTGACCGCAAAGGCATGGACGACCGATGACCGCACCTTCCGCGACCGCTGCTGGACGAATAAGAACTCCCTAGTGCAGGCCGTTCATAAAGGCTTGACGCAGGGTCTGCTGCGGGGCGACTCCCCAGCCCAGCTCACCGACGCCATCGCCAAACAGTTCGACGTTGACCGCTACAAGGCGGGCCGTCTGGTCTACACCGAAACGGCCTACTACAGCGCCCTCGCCGAGAAGCAGGGCTTCAAGGACTTGGGCGTCGAGAAGGTGGAGATCATCGGCACTCTAGACGGCAGCACCTGCAGCATCTGCGGCCAGCTGGACGGCAAAGAGATACCTCTTGCCCAGTATGAGCCGGGCGTCACCGTGCCGCCTTTCCATCCCCGCTGCCGCTGCACCACCGCACCCGTCATCCCGGAGGACTTCGCCGACGGCCTGCGCATCGCACGCGATGAGGACGGCGAGGAGTATTATCTGCCTGCGGGGACGAAGTGGACGGAGTGGAAGAGCAGGCAGAAACCCGATACTTCCACCTTCCAGAGCTTGAATCTCGAGCCGGAACCTGTTACAATGCAGGCAGTGGCGAAAATAAAAGCTTTCGACTGCGATACTCTGGACGCAGCCAAACAGCGCCAGCTCCAAAACGCGCATAAGCGGCTGTTGATGGAAGCATCCAAGCAGCCTCTTGGCGTTGAGGTTGGCAGAGTGTTCGATTTGAATATGCAGCCGCTGACGCAGACCCTCGCAGGTTCTCCTGAAGGGCATACAGTTGGGTTGCCTGATTTCCAAAATGATTACATCGCCACCCATACACATCCAGACAGCAATATCTTTTCGCCAAAAGATTTGCAAAGTTTTGTTCATAGGCCACATCTTAAATTGCTTACTGCCGTTGGACACGACAGCACGATTTATGCTATAGAAAAGACCTCTACCTTTGACCGTTCCGCCGCTGATATTCTTGTCACGGATTTAGGAATATCAGCCGATGAAATAGCTGCTATGTTCCATCAAGAAGAGCTTTCTTACGAAGAGGCCGTTCAGTCTCTCAATTTTATCGTCAGAAACTGTATTTCTGAGCTAGTGGGGTATGGATTAAACTTCTATGAACTACAATGAAAAACTTTTGACTCCCGAACGAATCAAGCGGATGCAGCAGCATTTACTTGCTCATCCTATCGACCCCAGCTATGATAAGCCGTGCGAAGAAAACTTTGACGATAATTGGCTGAACACTGACCTGCTCAACCAATCTACCTCTCGGGCTGAATACCGAATCTTGAAGGAAATTGGCCAACTGCCGCCCGGCATTGAATAATTCATTCACCACGATGCACACCGCACCGTGGTTTTCTTTTGCCCATTTTTAGAAGGACAACATGGAATTTTTCACTTTGTGGTTCATGATACTGTATCCCGCCACTTTCCATTTCTTCGCTTACTGCTGGACTTTTGCCGCTATCGCAATCACGGTTTCAGAACTTGCCCATTTGTTTTCTGCCTTGAAAAAGCGGCTGAAACCGTTTATTCGCAAGAAAAACTGAATCATGCAAGCGTCTTTGCCTCCGGGCGAGGGCGCTTTTTTCATGCCGTTTTCGCTCAATGGTAGAGCTGCTGATTTGTAATCAGCGGACGCGGGTTCGATTCCTGCAAGCGGCACCATCGTCTTTCTCGCCACAGACGGTAAACGTAGCGGGGCAAGTCGTGGCTCCTACCCACGGTAAACACAGGACTCAACAAACGAGGTGAATGACATGAAGAAAGAAGACCTGCTGGCAATGGGTCTGACCGAAGAGCAGGCGGATAAGGTCATGGACGGCCTGAACGGCGATTTCGTAACCAAGAGCCGCTTCAATGAGGTCAACACCGAGCTGAAAGCTGCCCGCACCGCTCTCTCTGAGCGGGACAAACAGCTGGAAGAGCTGAAAAAGGTGGACTCCGCTGCCCTTCAGGCCCAGATCGCCCAGCTTCAGACCGAAAACAAGCAGAAAGACGCCGACTATGCCGCCCAGCTCAAGGCGCTGAAGATCAGCAACGCCGTGGAACTGGCGCTGACCGGTGCCAAGGCCAAGAACAACACCGCCGCCAAGGCCCTGCTGGCTGACTTTATCAGCAAGGCAGAGCTGACCGACGACGGCACCGTGAAGGGCCTTGCGGACGAGGTCAAGAAGCTGGCCGAAAACGAAGAGACGGCGTTCCTCTTCGAGAAAGCTGCTGCGGGCGGCTTCAAGGGTGCAAAGCCCGCCGAGAAGGGCGACCCTCCCGGCATCAACGGCATGACCCTTGAGCGTCTGCGCGGCATGAGCGCCACCGAACGACACACCTACTCCCTCAACCATCCTGAGGAGTACCGGGCTCTTTACAACGGAGGTGTTACCTGATGCCCAACAAACCCTACGATAATTTCTTTCTCGCCAATGAGATCGAAGACCAGTACAACTCCCACCTCGACCTTGTGCAGTTCTGCACCGTCGATAACTCCCTGACCGGCACGGCAGGCATGGACTACAAGGTCCACGTCTACAAGGCCACCGACGGCACCGAGAAGCTGACCAAGGGCGAGGGCAACACCAAGACCATCGAGGCCGACTTCACCGAGAAGGTCTACAAGATCCTGCTGGCGCAGAACCGCTTCTCCTATTTCGACGAGGAGGCCATGACCGACCCGATGGTCGTCACCACTGGCACCCGCCATGCAGGCGTTGACCTGTTCAACACCCAGAACGCCGACATCTACACCGCGTTCAATGATGCTACTCTCACCCTCGTGACCCCGGCGCTGGGCTTCGACGCCTTCGTGGACGCCGCTGCCATGCTGAACCTCGAAGATCTGGAAGGCGTGAGCATCTTCGGCTTCGTCAACCCTGCCGAGATGGCAAAGCTGCGCAAGGCCCTCAAGGATGACCTGAAATATGTGGAGTCCTTCGCCAAGCAGGGCTATATCGGCACGGTGGGCGGCATCAACCTCTACACCAAGAAGGATGCCGCCAGCGGCAAGGTGGTCATCGCCACCAAGAAGGCCGTCACCCTCTTCAACAAGAAAGGCACCGAGGTGGAGCAGCAGCGTGAGGAGAACATCCGCCGCAACACCATCTACAGCCGCAAGTACTACGTCGCTGCCATGACCGACGCCACCAAGGCCGTCGGCATCATCACTGGCACCGCAGCAGCCACCACCGACTCCACCGTGAACAGCGCCAAGACCTATTACGCCAAGTCCGGCGTCGGCTATGTCAAGGTAGAGCCCGCCGAGGGCGATAACCCCAAAACCAAGGGCTGGTTTGAGATCACCCCGGCATAAGGAGGCACACCATGCTGGAAAATGTCATCAAGCTGCTCCACGCCCTCGGGTTTGAGTCCGTCACGGAGGGCGACCCGTTGCTCTGTCTCATGAAAGACAGCACGGAAAGCACTCTCCTCGACCTCACAAACCTCGACGAGCTGCCGAAGGCGCTGATTTCGCTGGCTGAGCGGATGACCGCCGGCGAGTATCTTCGGATGAAGAAGTGCTGCGGCCAGCTGGACGGCTTTGAAGTCTCTGCCGAAGCTAAGGATATAAAACTGGGCGATACCACGGTATCCTTCGCCATGGACGGCTGCACCACGCCGGAGCAGCGCCTCGATGCCCTCATCAACGCGCTGACCCACTGCGACAAGGCCGAAATTTATCGGCACCGGAGGCTGGTATGGTAAACCTCGGAAAGACCTTTTCTGCGGCCCGCGCGGCGTTGGAACGATTTTATTCCGACACCTGCACCGTCTACGTCCAGCAGGAAGCAGAGTCTGACGACTGCCTGACCCGCTTTAAAAACAATGTGCTCTATGCAGACCAGCCCTGCCGGCTGTCGTTCTCTTCTTCGTCCACCGCCAGCGGCGACACCGTGGCGGCGGTCAGCCAGAGCGTCAAGCTGTTCATCTCCCCGGAGTTGGTCATCCCGCCGGGCAGCCGCATCGACGTCCTGCGGCCCGGTGAAGTACCGCGCACGTTCCGTTATAAGTCGTCCGGCCCGGCAGCGGTCTACCCGACCCATCAGGAGATCCCGCTCGAGCTGGCAGAGAGGTATGCATGAAGGGCGGGTGCGATTACAGCGCGTTGGCGAAAGTAGACGCGCAGCTTCAGGAACTGCTGAACGGTAAGCTGGACGCCATCATCGACGAGAAAAGCAGCGAGGCCGCTGCCGCCCTGCTGAGCAAGCTGAAGAAGCGAACGCCGGTGGGCAAAGCGCCTACATTTGACGGACCAATGATTGAATCGGTTGAAATAGTTCCGGTCGTTCAGACTGTGAAACGCAAAAAGAAAGACGGGACATTCACTGAATACAATCGAACCGTAAAGAAGAAAAAATTCACGTACACTCGAAACGGTGAGATTTTTCAAGCATACTGGGTCGGCTACAGCGGCGGCACCCTCCGGCGGGCATGGCGCGTTTCTCACGAAAAGACCGGAGATGACCACATCATCACCGCTGAGAACCCGGAGAAATATGCCTCCTATGTGGAGTACGGCCACCGCCAGACGCCGGGCCGATATGTGCCTGCACTGGGCAAGCGGCTGAAAGCCAGCTGGGTGAACGGCAAGTTCATGCTGCGCACCTCTGTGGATGAGATCGCCGAAAAATACCCGAAGGCCGTCCAGAAGGCCGTAGACGAGGCCCTGAAGGAGGCATTCCGTGGAAAATGACATCGTGAAGGGCATCGCCAAAGCCCTGCGGGACACTTTCGGCCCCGGATACCGCATCTACCAGAATGATATTGAGCAGGGTTTTCAGACGCCCTGCTTTTTCATTCTCCCTATGCAGGCCGTGCTTTCCCCGCTGGGCAAAGACCGCTTCCTGTTGAAAAGCCCCTTCGACGTCCACTTCTTCCCCGAGGACGAAAAGGACAACGCTGCCATGCAGGACGTTGCGTGGCAGCTGTGGCAGGCGCTGGAGTTCATCACTATGCCCGGCGGAGACAAGCTCCACGGCACATCCATGAACTGGGAGGTTCAGGACGGTGTGCTGCATTTTTTTGTCAGCTTCAACATGACGCTCCGCCGCATCGACCTCCCCGAGAAGATGGGCGAGCTGCACATGGAGGTCAACCAATGATCGAACCGAAATTTCCGAAAGAAAAGATACTGACATTCAAGCGGTTTGCCGGCCGTCGGGACCTGCTCAGCGTCCTGCTGAAAGATGGCAAGGAATATACGCTGGCGCAGGCCGAAGAGGCCATCCGCAAGTTTATGAAAGGCAAGGTGAACTGATATGGCACTGGGCGGCGGCACCTTTCTGGTGCAGAACAAGCGCCTGCCGGGCGCGTACATCAACACGGTCTCCGTGGCAGCCGCCTCGGCGACCCTCTCCGACCGCGGCTATGCGGCCCTCCCGCTCGAGATGGACTGGGGGCCGCAGGGCGAGATCTTCACGGCAGAGCAGGGCGATTTCCTCAAGAACAGCCAGAAGCTCTTCGGCTACTCCTACACCGCCGCAGCACTGCGGCCCATGCGGGAGGTGTTCTGTCACGCAAAGACCGTGCATTTCTTCCGTCTGGGCTCCGGCGGCATCAAGGCGTCCTGCACCTTCGGCAGCGCAAAATATCCCGGCATCCGGGGCAACGCCCTGCGGGTAGTCATCACAGCCAGCGAAGGCAGCACCGAGCAGGCTCCTCGGTACGATGTGGAGACCTTCCTCGACACCCAGAAGGTCGAGACGCAGGAGGGCATCTCCACCGCCGCAGAACTGGCGGACAATGATTTCATCGTCTGGAAGGATGATGCTGTGCTGGCTCTGACAGCATCCACGCCGCTGACCGGCGGCACCAATGGCACAGTCGAAGATGGCAACTACCAGACCTTCCTCGATGCCATCGAGAGCCGCACCTTCAATGCCCTGGGCTGCACCTCGGCCAACGATACTATCAAGAAGCTCTTCGCAGCCTTCACCGAGCGTATGCGCAACGATGTGGGCAAGAAGTTCCAGTGCATCGGCTTCCGCTATCTGGCCGATGACGAAGGCGTCATTTCCCTGAAAAACACCGTCACTGACGAAGGCGCAGACCCTGCGGCTCTCATCCCGTGGGTCGTGGGCGTGGCCGCCGGCACTGCGGTCAACAAGAGCGCCACCAACATGGTCTACGACGGCGAGTATACCCCGGACACCCGCTATACCCAGACTCAGCTGGAAGCCGGCATCCAGGAGGGCTCCTTCATGCTCCACGACGTGGACGGTGAGACACGGGTGCTCTCCGACATCAACACCTTCGTGTCCATCACCGATGAAAAGGGTGCAGACTTTTCCTCCAACCAGACCATCCGGGTGCTCGACCAGATCGCCAACGACATCGCGGTGCTGTTCGGCACCAAATACCTCGGCAAGGTCCCCAACGACGGCGCAGGCCGTATTTCTCTGTGGAACGACATCGTGTCCCACCACCAGAAGCTGCAGGCCATCCGCGCGCTGGAGGATTTCGACCCCGAAGGCATCACTGTGGAGAAGGGCGAGAGCAAAAAGTCCGTTGCCGTCTCCGACCACGTCACTCCTGTGAACGCGATGGAGCAGCTGTATATGACGGTCTACGTCAACTAAAGAAAGGAGGGACATTTTATGGCAAACATCATGAACGCCAAGGACGCCGTCTCGGCCTCTCTGGCCGAGTGCTACGTCACCATTGAGGGCAACCGCTACAACCTCATGCAGGCCATCAAGCTGGAAGCCAAGGTGGAAAAGACCAAATCCGAGGTCCCCATTCTGGGAAAGACCGGCAAGGGCAACAAAGCCACCGGCTGGAAAGGCACCGGCTCTGCCACTTTCCACTACAATATGCCCATCTTCCGCCGTCTGCTCAAGCGCTACAAGGACACCGGCGAGGACATCTATTTCGACATCCAGTGTACCAACGAAGACCCTACTTCTTCGGTGGGTCGTCAGACGGTCATCCTGAAAGACTGCAATATGGACGGCGGCATCCTGGCCAAATTCGACGCCGATGCCGAATACATCGACGAGGATATGGATTTCACCTTCGAGGACTTCGAGATCCCCGAAAACTTCACCCTGCTGGACGGGATGCAGTGATTTTTTAACAAGAAAGGATTTTTGATATGGATTTGAGTGCATTTCTGGCCGAAAACGCCATTCCTCCCGAAGAGGAGGCCGCTTTTGTGGTCTCCAAACGCTTCCTGTCTGATGAAACGGACAAAAAGGGCAATCGCAAGCCCCTGCAGTGGAAGCTCAAAGCCATCACCGGCGCAGAAGATGAATCTCTGCGTAAAAGCTGTGTCAAACGTGTGCCGGTCCCCGGCCGGCGCAACCAGTACCAGCAGGAGACGGATTACAACCTGTATCTGGGCAAGCTGGCTGTTGCCTGCACCGTGTACCCCAATCTGAACGATAAAGCTCTGCAGGACAGCTACAAGGTCATGGGCGCAGAAAACCTGCTCAAGACCATGCTCACCTCCGGCGAGTATGCCGAATACCTGCAGAAGGTGCAGGAGGTCTGCGGTTTTGATGTTCCCCTGCAGGACGAGGTGGACGACGCAAAAAACTGATAACCGAGGGCGATGAGGAGGCAAACATCGCCCACTATTGCCTTCAGGAACTGCACCTCATTCCCTCCGCCTTTCTCTCCCTGTCCCGGAAAGAGAGAGCCTTTATCATCGCCTCCTGCGAAGTACGCGGAGAAGAAGAAAAGAAACGGCAGAAGGAAGCCGAACGAAAGCGCAAAAGGAGGTGACGCCGTTTGGCGACCATTCGGACAGCGATTTCCCTTTATGACGGCGTCTCCGGCTCGCTGCGCACCATGCACCGGGCGATGAACGTCGTGATGGACAGCTTCGAAGCACTGAATACCGCTTCCAGCGGAGCCATTGATGTTTCCAGCATCCGGCAGGCCCGGGCAGAGCTTTCCGGAGTCATGTCTGACTTTACCCGCACCGAAGAGCAGATACGGAATGCAGACGACGCCCAGAACGAGCTAAACAGCTCCATCCGGGGCGGTTCTTCGGCGGCGGATACTCTTCTGGGCAGATTCAAGAGCCTCGTCGCCACTGTGGGCGGTCTGGCTGCCATCAAAAAGGTAGTCGGCCTCTCGGACGAACTGGCAAGCACCAAAGCGCGCCTGAATCTTATCGTGGACCAGCAGGAACCAGTGCCTCAGCTGGCCGATGCCAGCGTACACGTAGGGCTTGATGTGGACGACAGCCAGCTTACAGACAAGCTGGCAAATACAAACGCCCGCGTAGGTGTAACGGTTGATGACGGCGGGTCCGTCGAAGAGCTGGAGCGCAAGATCATGGCATCGGCCCAGCGTTCCCGCGCCGCCTACTTTGACACAGCCTCCGCTGTTGCCAGTATGGGTGCCAATGCCAAGGCCGCGTTCAGCAGCAATGACGAGCTCATCTCCTTCATCGAGCAGGTCAACAAGCAGTTCGTCATCGGCGGCGCAGACGCACAGGGCCAGGCTGCTGCCATGCTCCAGCTCAAGCAGGCCATGGGCATGGGCGTCCTTCGCGGCGAAGAGCTGAACTCCGTCCTCGAGAACGCCCCCGGCATCGCCCGCATCATCGAGCAGTACATGGGCATCGCAGAAGGCTCCATCAAGTCCTATGCAGAAAAAGGTGCCGTCACGGCAGAAGTCGTGAAAGACGCGCTGTTGGGTGCGGCAGATGAGACCAACGCGGCCTTCGAGTCCATGCCCATGACGTGGGGCCAGATATGGACCTCGATGCAGAACAAAGCCCTCTCAATCTTCAGCCCCATCCTGCAGAGGATAAACGACATCGCCAACACCGACAAGTTTTCCGCCGTCACAGACGGCCTGCTGGACGGGCTTGCGGCGGCAGCGAAAGCCGGCACTGTGACGCTGGATGTTCTTCTCTCCATCGCTTCGGCCTTCATCGACAACTGGGGCATCATCCAACCTCTCATCTTTGGCATTGCCGCTGCGATGCTGCTCTACAACGGCTACCTGCTGACCAATAACGCCCTCACGGCCATCAGCAACATCCAGAAAGGCATCGCCGCCGTCCAGGCATACAAGGCAGTAGCGGCAAACGCTGCACTTTCGGCCTCCGAGCAGGCCGCTGCCATGTCTACCGCCAGCGCAACTGCTGCACAGTACGGCTTCAATGCCGCCCTGCTGTCCTGCCCGCTGACGTGGGTAATCGTTGGCATTATCGCTGTAGTTGCCGCCATCTATCTGATAGTGGCTGCCATCAACAACATGACCGGTTCTGCGATTTCTGCGACGGGCATTATCTGCGGCATTTTTGTCGTGGCTGCATCGCTCATCCTGAACACCGGCATCGGGGTTTACAACAGCTTTCTCGCTATCATCGGCACATTCGTGAACTTTTTCCTCGGCATCATCGAATGGGTCCTGAATGCTGCAAACGGCGGCTTCGATTCTTTCGGCGGTGCGGTGGCCAACCTCATCGGCCAGATCATCAGCTGGTTCTTGTCTCTCGGCCAGGTCGTGACCACCATTATTGATGCTATCTTTGGCACCAACTGGACGGCAGGTCTCGAGGACCTGAAAGGCACCGTGACCCAGTGGGGCAAGAACGACACAGCCATCACCCTCGACCGGGGCGATTACAGCGGTATCCAGCGCATCCAGTATTCTGACGCATGGGACGCAGGTTATTCCTTCGGCCAGGGCGTGGACAGCAAGGTCAGCGGCCTTTTTGACGGCTTCTCGATGGACTCGATGGGCGCATTCGACTTCGGCAATACCCTCGAGCGCATCGAGCAGAACTCCGGCTTCACCGCAGTCAACACGGCCGCAAGTTCGAAAAAACTGGATATTACCAGCGAAGAGCTAAAATATCTGCGCGACATCGCCGAGCGGGAGGCCATCAACCGCTTCACCACTGCCGAAGTCCGCATCGAACAGACCAACCACAACAGCATCTCGAAGGATGTAGATGTGGACGGTATCATGGACTACTGGGCGGACTGGTTCGCCGAAAAGCTGGATGTCAGTTATGAGGGGGTGCATGGATAATGGCTTATAAGATGTTCCTCAACGGCCTGCTGATGCCCGTCTGCCCGGGCAAGGTGACGGTCAAGGTCAATGGCCAGAACAAGACCATGAATCTGCTGAATGGTGAAGAGATCAACCTACTCAAGACACCGGGCCTGTCGGATGTTTCGTTTGAGCTGCTGCTTCCCCACAGGGCTTATCCGTTCTCTTCCTCCGTCGTTCTGCCGCCCAGCTACTACCTCGCCTATTTCCAGCGGCTCTCCCAGCGGGACACCGGCTTCCAGTGGATACTCGTCCGCACCAAACCCGGCGGCGGGATGCTCCACTATACCAACATGACCGTCGCTCTGGAGAATTACCAAATCGTTGATGATGCTTCGGAGGGTCTGGACACTACGGTCCAGATCGAGTTGAAACAGTGGAAAAGCTACGGCACGAAACGGGCTGACATCACGCAGGCTGAGGACGGAACTCTGACCGCGTCCGTCACCTCGACACGGCCTGCACCGTCCGTCCCCTCTCCGGCCACTTACATCACCAAGGCGGGCGACACCGTCTGGAACATCGCCAAGCAGCTGACCGGCAGCGGAGACAGCTGGCTGGCCATTGCCAAGCGCAGCGGGCTGAACACCAACACACCCGAAGCCGGCACACTGCTTGATTTGAGGGAGTGACGGTATGGCATATTCTTTGTTTTTAGAGCATGAAGGGACGCCCCTGTACCCAGTCGTGCAGGAAGGTGTTTCGCTTGCTTTGGAGCGGAAGGGCGCGCCCGGCACTCTCAAGTTCACAGTCCTCGCAGACGAAACCCTCGATTTCGAAGAGGGCGACCGTGTCCATTTTTCTGTGGATGGCACTGATGTGTTCTATGGCTATGTCTTCACCAAAAAGTCTGTCAGCGACGGCCTTATCAGCGTGACAGCCTATGACCAGCTGCGCTATCTCAAAAACAAGGACACCTTTATTGGCACCGGCCTGAAAGCCTCGGAACTGCTCAAACGGCTGGCGGAAGATTTCCACCTGCAGACCGGCACCATCGAAGATACCGGCCATGTCATCGACATTATCGATGAGCAGAACCAGACCCTCTTCGACATGATACAGAATGCGCTGGATGAAACGCTGACCAACACCGGCAAGCTCTACGTGCTTTACGATGATGTGGGCAGGCTCTGCCTCCGAAACATCAACCAGCTGAAGCTTGATCTCGTGGTGGATGCCGAGACCGGCGAGAGCTACACCTACCAGACCAGCATCGACAGCCAGACCTACGACAAGGTCAAGCTTTTCTACGAGAACGACAAGACCGGCAAGCGGGAGCTGTATGTTGCTCAGGACAGCAGCAATATCAGCAAATGGGGCGTGCTGCAATACTGTGAGCAGGTCAAGACCACCACCGGTGTGCAGGCCAAGGCCAATGCCCTGCTCAAGCTTTATAACAACCGCACCCGCTCTCTGGGACTCAAAGGTGTCTTCGGCGACCCACGAGTCCGGGCAGGCTGCTCTATCATCGTCTCGCTCACCCTGCCGGACATGACTTTATGCAACTACATGGTGGTCCACAAGGTCACACACAACTTTCAGGGTGAGCGGCATTCCATGGACCTGACTCTCATCGGAGGTGAATTTATCAGTGGCTGACCCTATTGATACCATCAAGCGGGCAGCGGCGGAGGCTATCGCCGCAGACAAGCCCGTGCAGCTGCTCTTTGGCACTGTCATCTCCGCCGCTCCGCTCAAGATACAGCTCGACCAGAAAGCGACCTTGCTGGAGCCGATGCTGGTACTGACCCGGAATGTGACCGACTACGAGATGGACATCGATGTAAGTCACTGGACGGAATTCGAAAAGGAGCACCAGCACAGTACCTCGGACGGTGCGACCGCTCTGCCCACCTCCCACCGGCACAAGTATGTCGGCACCAAAAAGGTCAAGATCCACAATGCCCTGCTGGAAGGCGATGTCGTGGTTCTGGCCCGTATCCAGAAAGGCAAGCGGTACGTTGTCCTCGACCGCATCAGCCCCATCCCCGAGCTGAAAGGAGAATGGCTGTGACCCCCAAAACAAATATCGACCTTCGGGGCGCTGTCACCATAGCTGCACGTCCCGGGAAGACCTTTCGTCTGGACGGTCCCGGGATGGTAGACGGCAAAGAAGCCGTTCGTCAGGCCATCTATCTTATCCTCAGCACCGAACGGTATGCATGGCTCATCCACAGCTGGAACTACGGTGTGGAGCTTCACTCCCTCATCGGACAGGACCCTGACTTCTGTATCCCGGAAATCGAACGCTGCGTCCGGGAAGCGCTCCTGCAGGATGACCGCATCACGGCAGTGGACGACTTTTCTTTTGAAAAGCACAAGAAGTCCATCGCCGCTACATTTACCGTTCACACCATCTATGGTGACATCGAATCCGAAACGGAGGTGACTTTCTGAGTGTCGGAACCAACCTATGAAGCCATTCTGAAGCGCGAGATGGCCCGCGTCCCCGGAGATCTGGACACCCGGGAAGGCTCTCTCATCTGGTACGCCAACGCCCCCGGAGCCGTGGAACTGGTCAACCTGAACATCGCGGTTGAAGAAGCCCTCAACAACGGCTTTGCAGACACGGCCAGCCGGGAATACCTCATCCGGCGAGCTGCAGAGCGGGGGCTTTCCCCGCAGGCTGCATCTGCTGCAGTTCTGGAGCTGACCACCACCCCCACCGAGATAGAAATTCCACTGGGGACTCGATTCTCCATTGGGGCGCTGAACTATGCCATCACCAAGCGCGTCGCTGCCGGTGTATACGAGATCACCTGCGAAACACCGGGCGAGGCTGGCAACGACTACAGCGACACCTGTATTCCCATCGAATACGTCAAGGGCCTTGAGACCTGTACAGTCACCGCTCTGCTCATTCCGGGCGAAGACGAAGAAGCTACCGAAATATTCCGGCAGCGCTACTTCAGCAGTCTCCATGCGCAGGCTTTCGGTGGAAATCGGCAGGACTACATCGAAAAGGTCAACGCCATCCCCGGTGTGGGTGCTGTCAAGGTATATCGGGCATGGAACTCGGACATTGCACCTGCGAGTCTTCTCCCGCCGGAAGGTACGGATGCATGGCTTGAAACCCTTCACGGCATACCGGAAGAAATAAAGAACTGGCTCGATACGATGTATCTTGCGGCTTCCCAAAGTAAGTTGACCGTCGGCGGCACCGTCAAACTTGTCATTCTGGACAGCACTCTCAGCAAGCCGTCGTCCACCCTCGTGGAGCTGGTGCAGACGACCATCGACCCTACCCAGAACGCTGGCGAAGGCCTCGGTCTTGCCCCCATCGGCCATGTAGTCAAAGTATACGGCGCCGACGAAGAGGTCATAAACCTCGACTTTGCCGTCTACTGCCGTCGGGGACTGGCATGGGAAGATGTCTGCGACGCAGCAGCCGGCGCCGTGAAGGACTATTTCCGGGAGCTGACCCAGAGTTGGGCCGACACCGACGGTCCGCTCATTGTCCGCGTCGCCCAGGTCGAGAGTCATCTGCTTACTGTTCCCGGAATCCTTGATGTGGGCCGCACGGCTCTCAATGGCCGGGAATCGAATCTGACGCTCACCAGTGACCATATTCCGGTTCTTGGCACTATCTCGGCTCATGCAGCCGCGATAAGTTAAGGAGGCTACGGATGGAACGACAGCTGATAAACTATCTTCCCTTCATTCTCCGTGACCTTCCGGCATTCAAAGCGGCAATGGCATCGCAGCAGCCGGAATTCTCGGCTTTGTGGGACAGTGTCGCTGCCTTTCAGGACGACCTCTTCATTCTGACTGCCGGAGACCGCGGTCTCGCCCGGTGGGAGTACATCCTCGACCTTGTTCCGAAGGCATCGGACAGCTTCGATGTCCGGCGCATCCGCATTCTTACCGCGCTGAACCGTCAGCTGCCCTATACTCTGCCTCAGCTGCAGAATGTACTGAACAACATCTACGGAGTAGGTTCTTCTGCCGCCGAAGTCCCGGAAAACAGCTATACCCTTCGGGTCACGATGCCTTATACGGACACCTATGCCGACACGATGGAGCTGGTAGACGCGATGTCTCCCCAAAATCTGTTTTTGCAGTACATCGCGTATCTGGAAGATGCACATCTTACAGCCTACGCCGCCGCTGCCCCATGCAGCGCAGTCACCACCTGCACCGTCCGCATCCCGGGCGTCATCGGGCCGAAGGAAGTCACCGGTCGGGCATATGCAGTCAGTGCAGCCAGCAGCACCCGGGTGCAGGCCACCGTGGCTCTGCCCGGCGTCATCGGCCCGAAAGCGGTCAGTGCGCCGGCCCTTGCAGGCAGCAGGCTGGCCAACACCCGCGAGACCATCACCATCAAGATTGGAGGAATAACGATATGAGCTGGGAAAAAGCCGCGTATACCCGCGCGGGCGCTGCCTTATTGTCGGAGTCGGTCTCCGGCGGCGCACTCATCATCACCCGTGCGCTGGCGGCCACCGAGGCCAGTGACTCTGACCTCGCAGAAGCCGTCACTCTCAGTGGCGAGACACACGAGGTGGACATCCTCGGCATCGACACTGTGGAGAACGACGGCAAGCCCGCCCGGCGGGTCAGCATCCAGATCACAGCCGGGCAGACAGCCTACATCTGCCATCAGGTGGGGGTATACGGCAAGCTGGACACCGGCCCGGACGAAACGCTGCTCATGGTCGTGCAGGATGACCGGGGCGTCGAGATCCCCGCCGCCAGCACGAGCAGCGATTTCAAAATCGAGCTGGCCGTCCTGCTGGCCGTCTCCAACAACGCCAACATCAGCGTCACCGTATCGCCGCAGGTGCAGGCCATCATGCAGCTGGTCGCAAAAGAGCTGGATAAACACGACAAGGACCCCGACGCCCACGCCTCGGTCATTGAGGCAGCCGCCAGTGCAGCGGTGAAGCGCGTCGAGGAGTCCGGCCAGATCATGACCGAAGCACAGGTCAAAAAACTCATCCAGACACACAGCGGCAGCGGGTATTTCGGCGAGTACAGCCTCGTCCTCCGCGCTGATGGCTGGACGCCTCTGCCCGACACCGGCCCCTACCAGTACATCTACGATGCCGCGCTGGCTGACAGCGACAGCTCACTTATCCCCAGCGGCGGCGTAGATGTCAATGACTTCGCCGTGACCGCGAGGGCCGGCGTCCTCAACGCCTGTGAGACCCGCGACGGCTCTGTCCGTTTCTTCTCGCAGCGTGTTCCGGATGCTGACATCCATGTGACGCTTACCCTGAACGGTTCCGGGAAAGGAGGTGGTACCAATGCATCTGGCAATGTGACCATCGGGCAGGGCCTCAAACGCGATGAAAGCGGCGCGATCGCCGTCAGCATCGGCGACGGCCTTGCCTTTGACGCCGCCGACGCGCTGACCGTCCGCAAAGACACCGTTGTGACCAGCGACGACCTCGTGAACGACGAAAAGTTATCTCAGGAAATCGCTGAAATTTTGAAGTAAAAGAAAGGAAAAACCACTATGTCCAAGAACATCACCACCGCTGACTCCATCCGCAATCTGGCCGCTGAGGTCAAGAAGGGCTTTGTAAAGAAGGAAGCGTTCGCCCCCATTCAGACCGCTGCTGAAAAGGCCATCAAATCTCTGGATGTGACCGGCAACACCATCAGCTTCTTCACCAGCACCGACAAGACCGGTAACGCCGCCTTTACCGTGGACTTCCCCGCCGAAATGTTCCTCGACCAGACCAAGACCGAGTTCGTCCCCAGCTTCGCGTTCAGCGCAGCCACCTATCCCGGCTCGACCGACCCCAAGCTGGACGGCAAGCCCGTCATGGTGCTGGCCGTCAAGGGCGAGAACCCTGACTCCTGCACCTACTCTTTCCTGAGCATGGCTGCGCTGGTGGATACCTACAAGGCTAAGGCCGTCGGCAAGGATACTTCCACCACCGTCTCCATCGCGGGTTACGAGGTGGATGTCAAGGTCAACGTCTCCGCTGCCGAGGGTAACGCCCTGACCCTCAAGGAGGACGGCCTGTACGTCCCCACTCCCGAGAAGACCGACATCTCCGGTAAGGCTGACAAGGTGAAGAGTGCAACTGCGGGCAACTTCGCCGCTCTGGACGCAGACGGCAACCCGACCGATTCCGGCAAGAAGCCTGCCGACTTCGTGGCCGCCGAGACCGGCAAGCGTCTGATGAGCGACGCCGAGGGTACTAAGCTGGCTGGCGTTTCCGAGGGCGCAACCAAGACCGCCGCCAGCGCCACCAACGGCCATATCACTATCGACGGCAATGACACCACCGTGTATACCGAGCCCGCGAACGTCCTGCACACTGAGGATGTCGAGGACTTCAGCGCCGAGGACATCGCTGCCATGCTGGCAGACTAAGGCCCACAAGGAGGCTCTATGGCAAAGGTAAAAGCACTTTTGGCAAAAGGCCTCGCCGAACTCTGCAGCTACATGAAAAAGTATACCGCCGCCCTTGGCGACCTTGCTTCGGCCACAGCAGATGGCCTCGACGAAAAGCAGGACATCACGGCGGCGGTGTCTTTTACGATTCCGACGACCGGCTGGGCGAGAGATTCCACCCTCACCAGCTATTACTACTGTGACATCTCCATCGCGGGGCTTCGGGCCACCGACATCGTGGATGTCACACCTGCACCGGAATCCTACAGTGTGGCGCGAACGGCAGGCTTTATCACCACCGAGAGCATGGCCGGGAAGCTGCGGCTGCGGGCCAAGAAAGCTCCGACTGCGGCCATCAAGGCACAGTATCGCATCATCAACACAGTAAAGAACTAGGAGTGATTTTATGGCATATGGTTCTTTCAATTCGGGCGGCGAAGCTCTGGCTGTGGACACCACCCTCAAAGTCTCCGGCGCGGCGGCCGACGCCAAAGCCACCGGCGACGCGCTGGCGGGTAAAGCTGCCGCCAGCCATA